CGCCGTCGACCCCGACCGGTCGCCGTTCTACACCCAGGACCAGCCGGTCCCGCACAACATCGACTATCAGGTGGTCGCCTACAACCGGCTGGAGCAGCATCAGACCGAGCTGACGGCCAAGCTGGCCGAGATCGACCGGATCCCGCCCAGGTTCGGGTATGTCGAGGTCCCCGAGGACGGCACGGTGCGCTCTCTGGACCTCATCGGCGGGCCCGAGCGGGTGGCCGAGAAAGACGAAAATGGTAAGAGAGTGTTCCGAACCCATTACTCTGTAAGGGTCTACGCGGAACTGCCTTTGTATGTCGTACAAAACGTCTACGAGTTGTTCAAGCCGGTAACCGAGGTGAGCATTCTCCTCACCAACCTGGCGGACTCGTACGAATTCGGACCATGACCCGGACCACCACTCGGTAACCCACGTACTTACTCCTTTGGGGAGAAGAGCATGGCTACCTACCTGCGGCCCGGTGTCTTCATTGAAGAGAGCCTCCAGCCGCTTGCCGACCCGGCGCTTGGCTCCGGCGACTATGTCGCGGCCTTCGTCGGGACTTCGCTGCGCGGCGGGCCGATCGGACCCACCCTGGTCTCCTCCTGGACGCAGTTCCAGGCGCTGTACGGCGACATCCGGTCCTCGCCGGACGACCTGCACTACGGGGTCTGGCAGTACTTCGCCAACGGCGGCCATCTCGCCTACATCGTGCGCGGCATCAACGCCAATGCCACAGCGGCGGCCCTGACGGTCAACGACACCCAGACCGTCCCCGCCCCGACCCTCAAGGTCACCGCATCCTCGGCGGGCACCTGGGCCAGTCTCGCGACCAGCCCGACCAGGCTCTTCATCACTATCCGGCCGTCGGTCGACGGTGGTCGGTTCGACCTCACCATCGAGGCCGGGACGGGCGGCGGGCTGTTGGCCCGCGAGCAGTTCGTCGACCTGACCCTGGACCCGTCCGACTCCCGCAACGCAGTGGCGATCGTGAACTCGCCGACCGTCGGATCGCGGTACGTCGTCTTGTCGTTCCTCGGCACCTGGGTCGACTCCGACAACAACCCGGCCACCACCGTCGCCGTGCCGCTGGTCGCTGGATCCGAGGGCACCGGCTCGCCGGACCTGGTCGAGGCCGCTGAGCGGCTGGAAGCCATCGACAGTGTCGTCACTTTGAACCTGCCCGGCGTCAGCACCGGCGCGACCCTGACCGACGTCATCAACTGGGCCGCACCCCGCGCGAACATCTTCGTCGTGGTCGACGGACCCAAGCCGCTGGCCACCGATACTGCGGCCGAGGTCGCCACCACGATGGGCACCTTCGTCGCCTCCCTGCCCAAGTCGTCCTACGCGGCCGTCTACGGGCCCTACCTGTACCTGGCCGACCCGGCGTCCTCCGTACCCGGCGCGATGCGTCTGACGGCACCTGGGGGCGCTGTGGTTGGTCAGTACGTCCTGACCGACTCCTCCCGAGGCGTTCACAAGGCCCCGGCCGGGATCGACACCGCACTGAAGGGCGTCCTCGGCGTCCACAGCCGGTTCAACGAAGGCCAGCTCGACACCCTCAACCAGGCGGGCGTCAACGTCATCCGGCAGGTCACCGGCGCGGGCTTCTGCATCATGGGCGCCCGGACGCTCAACACCCGGATGCCAGACCGCTACGTCAACATCCGCCGGTCCCTGATCAGCCTGTCGAAGAGCCTGCGCGACATCACCCGGTTCGCCATCTTCGAGCCAAACAACTCGGCGCTGTGGGGACAGATCGAGGTCGTGGTCGAGCAGTTCCTGATCGCGCAGATGCAGTCCGGCCTGCTCAAGGGCTCCATCCCCGAGACCGCCTACTACGTGAAGTGCGACGCGGAGAACAACCCGCCGTCCTCACAAAACGCCGGGATCGTCAACGTCGAGGTCGGCGTGGCCATCAACAGCCCGGCCGAGTTCGTCATCATCCGCATCGGCCAGTACGACGGCGGCGCGACCACTGAGATCACTGCATAAGGAGCCCTGGATTCATGGCTGCCATCCCCGCGAAGTCGTCGATCGCGCACATGACGACGGACCCCCTGCGTAACTTCAAGTTCGTCGTCACCATCAACGGCAAGCAGTCGCTGGGGTACGACGTCCACATGGGGTTCATGTCCGTCTCCGGTCTGAGTATCACGACCGAAATCATCCCGTACCGCGAGGGCGGGATGAACACAACCACGCAGAAGATGCCCGGCCAGAGCGACTTCTCGCCGCTGACCCTGTCCAAGGGTGTGGCGGTCGGCCAGGCCGGAAACGCCAACATGCGGTGGATGAAGGAACTCTTCTCCGTCATGCAGGGAACCGGCACCCGCGCCGCCGGAGCTGGTGACTTTCGCACCACGGTGCAGATCAAGGTCCTCGATCACCCGATCACCAAGGGATCGACCCCGGTCAAGGCACTGTTCACGGTGTACAACGCCTGGCCGCAGTCGATCGCCTTCAGTGACTTCGACGCTGGAGCCAACGCCATCATGATCCAGCAGATGACGCTGGCCCACGAGGGCTTCGACTTCGTTGCCCACGGCTCCTATGGGGCCGCTTCGCTGTAGAGCGTGAAGCAAATCGCGTTACACAACTAGGAGAACAACTTCGTGACTGAACTCGTACGCGTTGATCCGATGGAGAACCCGGAGCAGGCGAACGCCCAGATCGCCGCCCTGCTGAGTGACTCCGCACCGGCTGGGGAGCCGGAACCCAAGCCGACCCTGGAACCGCCATCCGAGGCGCTGTTCCGGCTGCCCGGCCTGGGCTACAGCGTCGAGGTGCGTGAACTCACCGGTGCCGATGAGGAAGCGCTGGCCAAGGTGCAGGGCTCCTTCTCGCGGTGGATCTCAACCCTGCTTGAACTCGCGGTCGAGAAAATCGACGACCAGCCTGCTGATTCCGAGGCGCTGGGTCGCCTGCTGGTCGGCGACCGGGACTACCTGCTGATGGCGATCCGCAAGGTCACCTGGGGACCCGAGATCGAACTGGAAGGCATCCAATGCGCCAGTTGTCGCGAGTTGTTCGACGTCGTTATTCATACCGACGACATCCCCGTCCGGACGCTGCGCGATCGCAGCGAGGCATCCTTCATCGTTGACCTGCGCAACGACCGCAAGGCGAACGTCCGGCTGCCCAACGGGAACGACCAGGCCGTCTACCTGGAGAAGGACGACGCCACCAACGCGGCCCGCAACACCCTGCTGCTGCAGCGCTGCGTGGAGAACATCATCGACGCCAAGGGCGTGGAGATGCCGGTCGAGGGATTTCCTTCCATGGTCCGTGAAGGACTCTCGTTGCCGGACCGCACCCGGCTGCTCCGCGAGATCGACAAGAGGATGCCGGGTGCTCGATACAATGAGGTGCCCGTGACGTGTCCCGATTGCGGTGAAACCACCGTGATCGGGATCGGACCGGTCGCCTTATTTCCAGATCTCTACCTTTCATGACACGCAGCTCGACTTCGAACAACTAATCGTTCTAAATCCGGCTTGGACCCTAAGCGAAATACGCCGGTTGACCGTACGCGAACGGAAGCACTGGATCAGCTTCTTCGCCTGGCGGAACACCGAACTTCGCAAGGAGTCCACGCATGGCGGATGAGCCGCGCTCGACGGCCGCTGGCGGCGGCCTGGTTGGCGTCAACCACCTGCAGACCTCAGTCGACGGACTGAAGCGCACGATCGACAACCTGAACCAGGGTTTGTCCAAGGTCGTACCCCAACTGCAGACGATGAACCGGCTGACGGCCGCCGGAGGGATGGGCGGAGTCGGCGCCGGTGCCTACCCCTCGATGGGGTTCTGGGGCAACAACGGCGGCCAGGGACCGACCGGTGGCAAACAGCAGTCACGCGGCACCAACGGGGGAGGAGCCACCTTCGGCGGGGGTAGTGGTGGCCGTGGCGGGGGCGCCGGGGGCGCGGACGATGACGACCAGAAGAAGCCGGGGTTCATCGGCCGAGTCATGGGTACGGCTGGGGGGAAGGCCGGACTTGCAGTAGGCGCTGGCGTTGCGGCCAACGCGGGCCTCAACTCGATGATCCAGAAGGCCGGGCCGGGGATGTACACCGCCGACCTGATCGCCTCCCAGTTGTCCCTCGGCGGCGCCAACACCCGCCAGGCGACGCTGGACTCGATGAAGGGCCAGGTGTCCGGCCTCAGCATGGCCGACGTCGCCCAGGGTCGCTACACCCTGTCCAGGGGGCTCGGCATCCAGTCCGGTACGCCGACCGACAGCCGCGCCCAGTCCGCGACCGGGATCGCCGGACTGATCAACCCCGGCATTGGCAACGCCCAGGTCGCCCAGGTGATGACCTCGCTCAACGCCCCGGAGACCAGCGTCAAGTTGCGCGGCATCGGCGTCGGGACCGGCGGGGGAGCCGGGAACCACATGGACCCGCTCACGCTGGCCAACCAGATCCTGCAGAAGATCGGCAACTGGCAGTCCATCAACACCGCCGACAAGATCAACTTCCACGTCGATGACCCCAACGGCGCGGTCGCTTCCACGCTGCGGAACTGGGAGGCGCACGGCTTCCTGCCGCCCGGCAGTGGCGAGGTCGTCAAGGAAGAGATCCGCGCCATCTTGATCGCCCGGATGAACGGCACCGACTTCGGCGCCTTGCAGAAGCTGGGCTCCGATGCCGGGTCGGCCAACCGGGACGTCCGCAAGTCCGCGCTCGACAAGCTCAAGAAGGCCGGAGTCAACCCGACCAGCATCGTCGGTGAGCAGAAGGAACTCGGCGCGGCCAAGCGGGACCGCGACCTCGATATGACCGACTCCTTCGCCGCCGGAGCACGCAACGCCACTGATGCCCTGACCGCGTTTACCGAGGTGATCAACAAGCTGCTGTCCGGACCGATCGGCGACGCCGTCGGATACGCCGGTGGATTCAAGGGAGTCGTTGGCGGGGGTGGTGGCAACGGTTCGGATATCGGTGCCATGAGCAACCTCAGCAGCGGCAGCGGCGGTACACCTGACGAGAAGATGGGTAATAGCAGTCAGGGCACCCCGCTCACCACCTCGACGCTTGGATCTGGCAGCAACGTCGCGTCCGGAGCACCCGGCACTCAGTCCGGGTCCGGGAAGGCCACCGGGTCCGGCAAGAAGACCATCAAGTTCACCAAGCCGGTCGCGGGCGCGATCGGGTCCGGCTTCGGTACCCGCAAGGACCCCATCACCGGCAGAGGCCGAATGCACACCGGCATCGACTTCCGGGCCAGCAACGGAACCCCGATCCACGCGTCCGCCGCCGGGACCGTCACCTTCTCCGGCAGCCGAGGAGCCAGCTACTGGGCCGGGAACCATGTCATCATCGACCACGGTGGCGGTTACGAGTCCTTGTACGCCCACCAGAGCCGCGTTAAGGCCCGGGTAGGCGCGTCCGTCCAACAGGGCGAAGTCATCGGCTACGTCGGCAGCACAGGCCGTTCCACGGGCGCTCACCTGCACTTCGAGATCCACATCAACGGCCGACCCGTCAACCCGGCCCCGTACCTGTCCGGTTCGGGTGTCGCGGTCTCTGACAGCACCGTGAGCAGTGCCAGCGACGGCAGCAGCCAGAGCACCTCGGCCGCCGGTTCCGAGTCCGGTGCTCAGAGCATGGGGATGTCCGGGAGCGCGGGGTCCGGCATTCTGACCGGCGAGCTTGCAGCGCTGATGGCCTTCTCCGGTGCAGGTGCGGGCAATACCGGGACCACGCCCGGCAACACCACCGCTCCAGGTGCCGCCTCGACGTCATCCAGCAATAACGCGACCGCCAACAACTCGAACGTCCCGACCGCGCCGTCCAGCGTCACCGGCAACAAGTTGATCGTCAAGCAGATGGCAGCGGCCAAGGGCTGGACCGGCAAGGAATGGGACGCCCTGTACAAACTGGTCATGGGCGAATCCGGGTTCAAGAACACCGCCCAGAACCCCACCAGCTCGGCGTTCGGGATGTTTCAGTTCCTCAACGGCACCTGGGCTGGGTACGGCGTGAAGAAGACCTCTGACCCACGAGGGCAGACCCAGGCCGGGCTCGCCTACATCTCCCAGCGCTACGGCACCCCGAGCAAGGCACTGTCGAAGTGGCAGGCCCGCAGCCCGCACTGGTACGACACCGGAGCCTGGGAGGTCCCCCGCGACGAGGACGCCGTTGTTCACAAGGGAGAAATGGTCGTCCCGGCCAAGGAAGCCCGCCAGATCCGTGAGGTTCTCCTGAACGGCAGCGCCTACGGTGCCAACTCCAAGCTCGGCCAGGGCGGAGCGGGCGGCCTGCAGATCACCATCGAGCAAGGCGCGATCACCGTGTCCACCACCGGCGGCGTCACCTCCACTGGCATCAACGATCTCGGCAAGGCGATCGCCGACGCACTCGCCCAGCACGACAAGATCAAGAAGCTGACGGAGGGCGTGCTGTCATGAGGAACGCTTCGGTTTCAGCCCTCGCGCCCTCCCTCGCGCTCGCACCCACCAAACTCCCGGTTCCCGGTGGCGGCGGCCAGACCGTCAAGGAACTCAACCCGAAGTTCGATCCGCGCATGACCAGCACCGGCGGCGCCAACCCGGCCATGCGCAACCGGCCACTCAAGCGCGGGCGGGTGATCCGGGCGAGCGGGATCGGGTATCAGGTCAACTTCATGTTCAACCCGTCGGTCCTCGGCGTCACGTTCACCTACGACCAGTCCGTGGCCGACCAGACCAAGACCGACCCGTCCATCACCGCCAGCTATGTCGGAGAAGGCCAGATCAGCGTCGACTTGTTGTTCGACCGCACCTACGAGCTGTGGGAACGGCCGAACAACATCGCGGCCAGGTTCGGGGTCCACGCCGACGTGCTGGCGTTCTATGCCTTCCTGGACATGATCCCGCCCGACTTCAACACCGCGTCGTCCTGGGAGGCGCTCTACCCCAGCTCGCAGATCGTCCGGCAGGATGCCTACCTGTACATCGGCGATCGGCTGAAGTACTTCGGTTACATCACCAGCCTCACGGTGCAGTACACCCACTGGACCTACGACATGATCCCCAGCAGGGCAGCGATCAACCTCGGATTCAACGTCATCCTGAGTACACCGAGCGCGCTCGCCGCCGCCGAGAGCAGCAGTAGCTCCAGCAGCAACAGCGGGAATACCACGGTCACCGATCCCACCAAGTTGCCCAACCAGCCCGGCGACCCGACACTGGGAGGTCT